ATTCGAACCAAAATGTGGTTGTATAAAACATTTGGTTTTGGATCTCAAGATTTGAATCTTTCAGCTGAGTCAGGTTTTGGAAGGAATTTACTTTCTTCTCATTCTTTAGTTAGTCACTCTTCTATTGATACTTTATCTTTTTCCTCGGATGATTCTTCTTTAAGCATTTTTGCAGAGTTTCCAGAAGTTCAAGAAACTCCTTCGCAAGAACAGAATTTATGTGGTGTATTAAATTCTCATGCTGATCTTGATCGAGATATAAGTTGCCGGCAACTAGCCCACGTAACTCTCGATTTAGTACAAGCTAGAGAAAATTCTCTTTATTACCCAACACGCCAACTTTTCAGTTTACTCCCTGCATTTAATGCAAGACAACTCATGCAAGATTTTGAGTTAGGAGACATACGTAAAGTTGTTGCATTATTGCATTTATCCAAGATTTATCCGGATGAATTAGCATGCATCACAAAATTTCACCAACCATTCGATTCTTGTAAAGTGATTGTAGCAGGTTCTTTTTTGATTAATTTCGAAGAGAAACAGCTCTCATTTTGCAAATTTCATTTCAATTATGGTCATATGGAAACAATACTTCGAGATGATTTAGTTTATCTACGTCATTTCGAAGTTATGGATCCAAGTACTCCCTGGTCTTCATTTCTTCATAACGGTTTCCACATCGCTTTTATAGCTGACACAGGTATTCCGGAAGAACATATTAAGATTTATAAGAAATTTTATTTTCTTTACAGGCGCTTATGGGTAAATTCTCCTAGAGATTTGCCCTTACATAGTACTTTTCTTGACCAATCAAAACGTTTGAATAAAATTCTCAAACACAACAATCCTTCTTACAGATTGATTTCTTCAATGAATAATCAATCATAATTCTTACTTTATCATTTAGGTAAAAATAGAATAATCGTAGCGTGCTTACGTGATACAGGATTCCAAATATAGTATCTTTTAGCCCAGGTTTTGATACCTGACACTACTGACGGAGTAGTGGTGCAAGAGTTTAACTCTTGTGAAGACATATTGTCC